TAATGTAGGTTTAGCTTGAGGATCAGGTGGTGGTGGATGTCAGTCAGGCGCTCCCGCTGCATCAGGTGCAAAAGCAGGAGGATCAGGAAATACTCCTCCAACGAGTCCCTCACAAGGAAATGACGGTGGTGATGGAATACCATACTCTGCAGGTGGTGGAGGTGGATCAGGAGGAGCTGGTGGTGATGGAACTCCAGGTTGCTCTCCATCAGGAGCTGGTGGTAATGGAACAGCAAATGATATTACAGGAAGTTGCGTAACCTATGCAGGTGGTGGTGGTGGCGGATCAACTAATGGTGGTAATGCAGGAGCAGGAGGTCCAGGTGGTGGTGGAGCAGGTGGATCTTCACCTATTTGTGAAATTGGTGTAAATGGAACTGCAAATACTGGAGGTGGTGGTGGAGGAATGGGATTTCCTAATCCTAATTCTATTGCTGGTTCTTCAGGTGGTTCAGGTATAGTAGTAGTAAAAGAAATAACTCCAAAATGTGCATCAGGTAGATGGACATTAAATGAACATTTCGATCAAGTAAAAAATTCAGAATGGATATCTAGAGCAGGAACATCAATAGATTACATGGTAGTTGCTGGTGGTGGTGGCGGTGGACAAGCAGTTCACCCAGGTTCTGCTGGAACTCAAGGTGGCGGTGGAGGTGGTGCAGGAGGTTATCGTGCATCAGGTTTTGGACCTAGCCCATTACGAGGAACAACATTGACTTTAGGTTTAGGAACTTTTCCAGTAACAATTGGAGCTGGTGGAGCTGGTGGAACAGGAGCCACATGTTCACCAGGAAATGTAGGAACAACAGGAAGTAATTCAGTTTTTAATACAATAACATCTGCTGGCGGTGGAGGTGGATCTGGTATAGACGCTGCTGGTGCTGCTGGAGGTTCTGGTGGTGGAGCAGGTACAGGTGGAACTGGAGGAGCTGGAGGAGCAGGAAATACACCTCCTGTTAGTCCTGCTCAAGGAACTGCTGGTGGAACTAACCCAGGAAGTTCAGGTTTTCACGCTGGAGGTGGTGGTGGAGCAACCGCTGCAGGAACTGCAGGTGGAACTGGTGACGGATGTGGAGGTGCAGGAGCACCAAATAATATTTTAGGTTTAACATCTGCTACAACATACGCTGGTGGTGGAGGTGGTGGACCTCATCCAGGTAATCCAGGAGCAGGATCAGGTGGAGCTGGTGGTGGAGGTGCAGCTGGTGCACCAGGAGCTAACCCTGGAAATGCAGGAACTACAAATACTGGTGGTGGTGGTGGAGGAAACTCTATTCAAGGTGGAGCAGGACCAACTCAAACTACTGGTGGTGCAGGTGGTTCAGGTATTGTAATTGTAAAATCACCAGGATTAGGAGTGTTTTTAACAACATGTAGTGCGTGTGCACCTGTTATATCAACTGATGGTACAAATAGTATTGCACAAATTAAAGCATCTACAAATTTAAATATTAATGATAAATCACTAGGTTTTGATTATTTAGTTGTTGCTGGTGGTGGAGCTGGTGGACAACAAAGAGGTGGTGGTGGTGGAGCTGGTGGTTATAGATCATCTTTTCCAGGTGGAGAAAAATTATTTTTAAGTCCAGGACCAAATACAATTACAATTGGTGCTGGTGGAACAGCAACCCCAAGTGCTCCAGCAACAAGAGCATGTGGAACTTCTGGTAATGATACTACTGCAGGATATATTCAAGCGAGTGGTGGTGGTAAAGGTGGATTTCAAGATAATCATCCAGGATTAACAGGTGGTTCAGGTGGTGGTGCAGAAGGTAGATTTGCTACTTGTGGAGCTGCAGGAAATGATCCTCCATTAAGTTCTCCAATAGCACCTGTACAAGGATTTCCAGGTGGAAATGCTTCAGGAGCTTCGTCATCTCCAGATGGATTTGCTGGAGCTGGTGGAGGTGGTGCTAGTGCAGCGGGATCAGGCAACCCAAGTGCTACACAAGGTGGAGCTGGAGGTGCAGGTAGACCTAATACAATAACAGGTTCAGACGTATCTTATGCAGGTGGTGGCGGTGGTGGAGCTGGATCACAACAAAATACTCAAGGAGCTGGTGGAGCAGGAGGAGCTGGTGGTGGTGGAGAAGGTGGTGACGGCCCTAGCATGAATGGAGTAGCAGGAACAGTTAATACTGGCGGTGGTGGAGGCGGTGGAGGAACATCTCCATCTGCACCTTCAACAACAGGAATAGGGGCATCTGGAGGATCAGGAATTGTAGTATTAAGAATAGCAACAGCTAATAAACCAGCATGTTTTGCAGCAGCACCTGGACCTGCTTCTTGTGTTTCAACTACAGGAAGCTGTACAGTTGTTAAATTTACTGCATCAGGGACATTGACTTTATAGACTTTAAATAATATAAATTAACTTTTAAGGAGAATATAATATGGCACATTTCGCAGAATTAGAATCAAAAACAGATCCAACAGGTTTTACATCTGATACACATTTAGTTGTAAAAAGAGTAGTAGTAGTTGCAAATGATTGTGTACCTTCAGACGAACATGCCGATGGTGAAACATGGTGTGTAAATTTTTTTGGTGGTGGCACATGGAAACAAACTTCTTATAATAATAATTTTAGAAAAAAATATGCAGGCATAGGTGATGTTTATAATGCATCAAAAAATAAATTTTTAAGTCCACAACCTTATGCATCTTGGTCACTTGATTCAAGTGACGATTGGCAAGCACCAATTACATATCCATCAGTAGTTGATGATGGTGAAGATACACCTTCATGGTTTTATCGTATTTCGTGGAACGATACAAAATATCAAGCTGACAACGATACAGGTTGGGAAGCAACTAAATCAAACGACGCAGCGGAAACTCCAACAGTCTATAATTGGAATGGCTCAGCTTGGGTTTCCGAATAGGAGACTTAAATGCCTAGAACCAACGGCGGATTAATCGGTAAAAGAAACATAACTTCTTTTGGGAAGTGTACCATAACATCAAAAACATCTTCAGGTAATGTTTGCACTCAACCAGGCACAAGATTAGTTCAAGCTGTTGTAGTTGCTGCTGGTGGTGGCGGCGGTAAAGAAAGATCAGGTGGAGGTGGCGGTGGTGGTTTAAAAAATATTGAAGTACCTGTATGTGGAAGCACTGCTGTACCTGTTACAGTTGGAGCTGGTGGAGCAGCAGGCCCTAATCCTGCAGGAGTAGCTGGAGCTAATGGTAGCAATTCTAGTATTGTAGGAAATGATGCAACTCATACATCAACAGGTGGTGGGGGTGGAGGCACAGGTCAAAACCCTTCGGTAGCAGGTTCTGCTGGTGGATCAGGAGGTGGCGGAGGAGCTGGAGATAGTGGTGGCCCTATTGCTGGTGGTGCTGGAACAGCTGGTCAAGGTAATGCTGGTGGAATAGGAATAACTTCTTGTCAAGGTGGAACCGCAGGTGGTGGAGGTGGAGCTGGTGCGGTTGGAGCAAACGCATGTGGGCCAAATAAAAATGCAGGCGCTGGTGGAGCAGGAATAGATATAAGTTCCGATTTTCCAGGAACTCCTAATTGTGGTGTTTACGCTGGAGGTGGCGGTGGTGGAGCAGATGGAAGAAATTGTTCAGATAGAGGTTTAGGTGGGCCTGGAGGTGGTGGTAATGGAGCTGCAGGAGGAAGTCCTGCACCAAGAGATAACGGAACAGCAGGAACTGCTAACACTGGAGGAGGTGGTGGTGGAGCTGGTTTAAGTCCTGGTTGTGGACACGCAGGTGGCTCAGGTATAGTTATCGTAAAAGAATTAAGTACAGCAAGTGGTGTGTGGAATTTAAAAAGTCAATTAAGAGTATTACAACAAGGATTGTGGCCTAGAGCAAAAGATAGTTTTACTTTAGATTATTTAGTAGTTGCTGGTGGTGGCGGTAGTGGTGGTACTCAAGGAAACCCTGCTCATCATAGTGGTGGAGGAGGAGCTGGAGGTTATAGAGCTTCTGGTTATGGGCCAAGTCCATTACAAGGTACAGCGGTAACAGTTAGTGGTTTTTGTGGAGTTAGTATTCCTATAACTGTTGGTGGTGGTGGAGCTGGAGGTGCAGCTGGTGGAGCAAATCCAGGAAACAGAGGAAGTAATTCAGTATTTTCAACAATTACATCTACTGGTGGTGGATCAGGTGGTGGAGGACCTAGAGGTTCTAATCCAAATGGACCAGGAGGTTCTGGTGGTGGAATTGGTGGTGACGGTGGTGATGGTGCTGTTGATGGTGGATCAGGTAATACTCCTCCTACAGATCCCCCTCAAGGAAATCCTGGAGGTACTTTACCAGGTTTTGCTCCTGCTCAAGGTGGTACTGGTGGAGGTGGAGCTGGTGCTGCAGGTGGTAATTCTGGTGGAAGTAATGGAGGTGCTGGAGTGCCAAATACAATTTTAGGACCTGATACAACATACGCTGGTGGTGGAGGTGGTGGTAAAGGAGGATCAGGTGGAGCTGGTGGTGGTGGAGACGCTGGATCTGGTGGAACAGCAAACACTGGTGGAGGAGCAGGAGGCATAACAGGTGGACCTGCTGGTGGAGCTGGTGGTGGAGATGGTATTGTTGTAGTTAGAGGACCAAGTGCAGTTACGTTTAGTGCTAATCCAAGTCCGTCTGCTACAATTTCAGCTCATCCTGGTGGTGATAAATTAGCTAAATTTACATCTTCTGGAACGTTGACAGTTTCTTAATAATAGGTATATTATTTTTATCGTGGTAAAAGAAAGATTATGAATTTAACAAATTATTATTATTATTTTGAATCAGCAATTCCAGAACGTATTTGTGATGACATTGTTCGTTATGGTCATCAACTACAAGATCAAATAGCGGTGACTGGTGGTTATGGTAATAAAAAACTAAATATTAAAGAAACAAAAGATTTAAAAAAGAAAAGAAACTCTGATGTTGTTTGGATGAGTGATAGATGGATATATAAAGAAATACAACCCTATGTGCATCAAGCAAACGCAAATGCAGGTTGGAATTTTCAATGGGATTTTTCTGAAGCTTGTCAATTTACAAAATATAAAAAAGGCCAATTTTATGATTGGCATTGTGATGGTTGGGATAAACCTTATAATCAACCTAATACATCTTCACATGGTAAAATTAGAAAATTATCTGTAACTGTTACACTATCAGATCCTAAAGATTATAAAGGTGGTGAACTAGAATTTGATTTTAGAAATTTAGATCCAGATAAAAAACCTAATATTAGAAAATGCACAGAGATATTACCTAAAGGATCTTTAGTTGTGTTCCCTGGTTTTGTATGGCATAGAGTATGTCCAGTTAAAAAAGGTGAAAGAAATAGTTTAGTTATTTGGAATTTAGGATGGCCTTATAAATAATATGAAAAAGAAAAAAAATAAAAAAATAAAAAAAGAATTAATGTTTCCAAAACAGTTACAAAGAGAAAATATATTTCCATCTCCTATATGGTATGGTGATGAACCTGGTTTTGTTAACGAATTAAATGATGCATCTGATAAATATATTGAAGCATCAAAAAAAAATTTAAAAGAATCTATAGATAAAAGAAATAAAAAATTTGGTAACAAAGGAGATATGGGACATGTCTTTCATTCAACAAGTTTAATAGGTGACCCTAAATTTAAAAAACTACAAGACTACATAGGAGCAACTGCACACAATTTATTAATTGAAATGGGTTTTGATATGACTAATTATCAATTATTTATCACAGAAATGTGGGTGCAAGAGTTTGCTAAAAAAGGTGGTGGACATCACACATTACACACACATTGGAATGGTCACATATCTGGTTTTTATTTTTTAAAAGCAAGTGAGGCAACATCTATGCCATTATTTGAAGACCCAAGACCTGGTAACGTTATGAATCTTTTACCAGAAAAAGATAAAACAAAAGTAACTTATGCATCATCACAAATTAATTATAAGGCACATCCAGGTAGAACAATGTTTTTTCCATCTTATATGCCTCATCAATACATAGTAGATATGGGCTATGAACCATTTAGGTTTATACATTGGAATTGCCAGGCAATACCAAAGGTAGTATTAAATGCAAAATAAAGATATGAAAAAAGCTTTTATTAAAACTATATTAGAATCCACTCCATTAAAAAATAAACCAAACTTTATAGATAATTTTTTAAAATCTAAAATGCAACTAAGAGGTAAAAATGTTATTAAAAAAATCGGCGTTTCAAAAAAATAAATATTCTGTTTTAAAAAATGCTATCTCACCAGAGTTAGCAAAATTTGTTTATAAATACTTTTTAAATAAAAGAAAAGCTGCAAGATTTTTATTTGATCAAAAATACATATCACCATTTACAGAATACTTTGGTGTATGGAATGATGAACAAGTACCTAATACTTATTCACATTATGCAGACATAGCAATGGAAACTTTATTAGAACAAGTAAAACCTGTTATGGAAAAACACACAGGATTAAAATTATCTCCCACATATTCATATGCTAGAATATATAAGAACGGAGATATATTAGCTAGACATAGTGATAGATACTCTTGTGAGATATCAACCACATTAAATCTTGGTGGTGATCCATGGCCTATATATTTGGACCCAACAGGTAAAAAAGGTCAGGCTGGTATTAAAATAGATCTTAAACCAGGTGATATGTTAATATATTCTGGCTGTGAATTAGAACATTGGCGAGAAGAGTTTATTGGTAAAGATTGTGGACAAGTATTTTTACATTATAACAAATCATCATCTAAAACTGCTAAAGAAAATCAATACGATAAACGACCATTTTTAGGGTTGCCTGCTTGGTATAAAGGCTTTAAATTACCTAAATAATATTGTATATAATAATATGGCGGGAGATTCCACCACACCATCTCCTGCCTTATTATTAAG